GGGCGCCCAGGCTGTCATGAGGATTTTCCAAGACTCGTAGCTGTCATCGTAGTGGTGCTCGATAGTGGCAAGCGTGCCCGCGGCGTCGTTGAAGCTCTGCGCCCCCATGCCATACGGCGGGTCGGTCAAGATCACGTCGAACTGGCCCTGGTTCTCGGGTGCCTGCATCCAGGTGAGGCAGTTCGCGTGGATCACCTGGTGGGCGTCGGTGGAGTAGGTGGAGCCGACCATGATCGCGAGGGCTTTATTCCGATCGGTCTCCTCCAGGCGTTTGAGGGCCTTGAACGCGTCTTTGAGGTTGGCGGCACCCGCGACCTCGGGCTTGTCGAGGTGCTTGGCGATGAGGATTTCCTGCCGGGTGGTTTCCTGGTAGGAGCCGATCGCGCTGCCGCGGACTTCCCGCGCGGTGTCGGCGACGGAGTGGAGAAGCCGGGCCAGGTTCACGGCTTCGGCGGCGGGGAGCGGCACATCGGGGGCCACCCGTCGCAGCGCTTGCGCCTGCCGCAGTGCGTCGATCCTGGCCGTGGTGGTGGCCATCTCCTTCCAGGTCAAGTCCTTCCGGCGCAGGTTCTCGTCCAGTTCGATCTCCTCCAGCACGATCGGGTCGTCGAAGGAGACTGCGATGATCGGGATGTGGCCCGCGGGTACAGGCTGCCCGTCGTAGGTGTAGGGCTTGTTCAGCGGGACGAGGTGCTCCAGAATGGCCCTGACGCGGCGCTCGCCCGTGACCAGGGTGCGGCCGTCGAGGCGGACCTGCACCGCGTGGAACAGCCCGTATTGGGAGATGGAAGAGGACAACTCCATCAGCCCGGCCGGGTCAAATTCCTGCCGTTGGCGGTCAGGCGGGATGAGGAGCTGGGTTAAAGGGAGGAAGGTGTGCGGGGTGGTATTTGGCATGGTAGAGCTCGGTGGGGAAACGGCGAGAAACGGGCCGGGGTGCCGCGTTTATCGCATGGGTGGGGGGTAGGGTGCATGGGGGGTAACAAACGGGCTATAGGGGCCGGGCATAACAAGCCCATAATACCCGGTCACTTCCCCCAGGGCAAAAAAAGGGAGGCCGAAGCCTCCCGCGGGCTTGCCCCCGTGGTTAGGGCTTGGTGATGCCCTTGCAGTTGGCCTGGAGGTTGCCTTCGTACTCGCTGTGGGAGATTTGGCCCTTCACCGAGTGGCCGATGAACATATCGAAGGCGAACGGCTGGCCCTTGTTGTTCAGACCGCAGGCCTCGCGGGCCTTGCCCAGCCGGGCGTTCATGCCCTTGCCGAAGTCGAGCCCGCCCTCGGGGGTGAGGTCGAGCATCATCTCATAGCGGCAGACGTTCTTCGGCCGGCCCGTGGCTTCGACGACGTCGCTGTCTTCCGTCTCGAGCATCAGGACGCACTTCAGGCCGCCGACCGTCGGGTCGTCCTTCTTGCGCCAGGCCACAATCTCGGCCTTGGTGATGGCGAAGTTCCAGTCGCCGGCGGGGATCGGAGTGGTGACGGTGGAGTTGATCTCCGTGAAGGTCATCTGGCCGAAGGTCTTGGGATCGAAAACTGACATGGTGAGTTCCTAGGATAAGGAGAGAGGGGGTGGCAGAGACCGTCTGCCGGCGGTGTTACTCGGGGGATTGAGCGGGTTGCCGGATTTGGTACAGTTGCTCTTTGAGCTGGTAGCCCATCAGCGGCCACACCTTGTTGACCGCATTGGCGCGGGCGATCTTGCGGCCCATGGCGGCATCGAAGTTCTCGGGGCTGGCGCAGGCCGACTCGCCGGTGACGGTGAAACCGTTGCGCAAGACGAGAACGCAAAAAGTCAGCAACTCCAGCGCCTGGACAGTGCGCGGCACTTCCCAATCGCTGGCATAACTTGCGTGCTCGCCTCGGTGCATAGCGCCGTCCATGCCCGTGAAGTAGTGCTCGCTGGCGATGTTCGTTTCGATGTCAGCCGGCGTGACGCGCGGGCCAGTCAGGCCCTTGGCGACGAGTTCCTGCTCGATGCCAGCGTCATCGGAGCGGGGGGATTGGATATTGTTCATGACGGTACCTTTGGTTCCCCGAGCGCAGCAGCTTCCGCTCTGCCCGCCCAGGTGTTGTAGATGATGCGGAAGTCGGGCGTGATGCCATCTTTCCAAGGGAGATTGCGGGCCTTGCACGCCACACCTGATTTGGCGGTGTTCCAGCTCCACTTATTCCCCTCACGAGTAGTGTACACTACATCGGAAAACATCGGAGCGATCAGGGGCGACAACTTCCCCCCGATGGCACTGATGGTGATGTTCATGCCTCCGTTGATCGGGTCAAGCTCTTTCTCCACATGGCCGAGGAGCACGAACCAGCACGGGCAGTGGTCGCAGACGAGGCGGAGGAAGCTTTCCACCTGCTTCTGCCCGACCTGGTAGTCGCCAGGGTTCCACACGGGCCGACTCCCCACGACGCAGGACATGGCTGCCTTGCACAGCCCGGTCATGCCGTCGATCACGATGGCGCGGTCAGGCGACCAGCTGTCCACCGAGCCGAAGTCTTTCCCCGTGCGGTCGTCGTGGAAGTTGTACATCGACTCGCTCACCTTGATCCACAGGTTGTGGAGGAAGCGGTTCGGATCGGGGGACTTGGCGAGGGTGTCCAGGGCCAACGTGTTGACGCGAAGGGCTTGGTCGGCGAACTCCTTAAACCCGATCTTCGGGGCCTCGATCTTGTGCCAGCGGAGATTGGCCGGGACAGGCCGCGGGACAGGGTTGTCTGGCCGCACATCTGTCCAGTAGCCGATGAGGGATTCCAAGCCCTGCTCGATGCCGAGGTAGAACACCTCGATGCCAGCATCGACGAGAGTGCCGATGGCGTGGGTCTTGCCCGTGCCGCCGTCGCCCTCGAGGAGGACTTTGGGGCCTGGAAGGGCGGATTTGGCTGGGTCGAATGGCATTAGTAAGCCTTCCCACCGGCAGCCGCGCGCGCTTCGGGCTTGTGGTCCGGGCGCACGGCGTTGTAGGCCATCTTTGCCGTCAGCGCGTCGCCCAGGTCGAGGCTCAGTGCCCCGGCCAAGTCGCAGATGCGGATAATGGCGTCGGCGAGTTCGACCTCGAGCATGGTGCGGTGGGGCAGCTTGTCGTCCATCAGCCCCTTCCGGTGGCCTTCCATGGCCTCGGAGATCTCGCTGTGGACGAGGCAGAGCTTCTGCGCGACGATGGCCTTGGCGAGGAGCCGCTGCAGTTCATCCCGCGGGACGTGGATGACTTGGATCAAGTCCAGGCCCGTCGGTCCGTGGCGCCACCAGCCCGCGTTGAGCGCCGCTCCGTGGCAGTGGTAGATGAGCGTATTAACTGCCAGGGCGACCCCACTCGGCACCATTCTGTTTCCGTTCTCGGTCATTCTGTTTCCTTTTTCCAGTGCTCATACATAACACGAAACTCCCGCTCGAGCACTGCCAGCGGAAGGCTCTCAATCGCCGCGATCCAGCGCATTGAGGAAAGGGTCGAGATGGACCCTTGACACAATGTTCCGGGTATGACGCCCCAGCCAGGCACGCCCTGCGGCGTGTGCCGCTGGCAGTATACCGTATTGCTGTCAAAGTAGGCGGGGGAGGCCTCGGAAACCAGCCGGGCCCAGATCTCCCCGCAGGCGGGGCAGAAATAGGCTTGGGAGTGGGAAGGGCAGTCGGCAACCTGGCGCGAGGCCAGGAGTTGGTTCCCGAGGAAGTAGTGGTTCACGCGCTGCTTGGTTACAGGTCGGGATTGCCAGGCCCCAAGGCCCGCAGCCCATCGGCAATTTCGATCAAGTCGGACACATAGTCGTGCTTGGCCTCTGCATGCGAACCACGCCCGAATTCAAGCGTCCCGGTGCTTGGGTCAACAGCGCCAAAGTCAGCGCAATAGGCGTCGCGCCTTGCATCAACCCAAGCCGCGCAGCGCTCGCGCTCTGCGTAGTGGGCTGCCAGCTCCTGCGCCACGGTCAGCGCTGCGCGCAGCCGCTCGATCTCGCCTGCGGCTTCTTGGCACTCGGCGTCCTTGCGGTAACCATCGGCTCGGGGCGTCTCGCCCGTGCTGTGAACCCAGCGCTGCACCTGGCGTTCCCGCAGGCGGTCAACTATGTCGCTCATCGTCTTTCCTTTCGCTTCGGAAACAGGCCTAACCCGCCAATCAACCGGAATTGCCCCGGCAGGCACTATCTCGCTTCGGCTACTCCGGTTGCGGGGTCGGGCCTACAGCCATGATCCGTCTCCTTGAAGTTTCAGCAAACGCTCTTCCCGCGCGACTGGGTCCCAGCGGCGCTTGTGGAAGTATGTGGGGAGCCACTTTTCCGGCTCGGGGGACTTGCAGATGATCCTGAAGGAGCACCCGCCGTACTCGTTGCAAGCGTGGTCGAGGTTGTAATCCCACCAGCCGTCGAGCCAGGCCTGCTTCATCCGCTCAACGTCGCGCCGGGTCTGCTCCAGCCAGCGATCAATCTCCCACCCGGAGCGGTAGGAGATCACCTGCGCGGTGCCGTAGTCGTTCTTGAGGATGCTAACCCCCCGGACGACCACACCCGCGGGCTTGAACCCCGCTTCCCGGAACCCCCAGCAGTATGCGGTGAACTGGCTTCGGTGATCCCACTGGTTGAGCCAGGAGGGGCCGAGCTGCGACGCGGTTTTTTCATCGTAGAGGAACACCCCGCCGAAGGCGTCAGCCGCCATATCCGCCCGACCGACGAAGATGAGGGGCTCCCCCGATTCCGGGTGCGTCACGGGGAACGGCTGGGCGAAGGAGAACTCAATCCCGTGGGCGGCGGAAGGGAAGATGTGGGGCTTGGCCCCGTCCGCACCAAGCGGGTAGCTGTTGAAGTAGAACTCCAACGCCCCCGCCATGCGGAGCGGGCCCTTGGGCGAACTCTCGGGCTCGACGAAGTCGCCGTATTCCAGCCACAGGGCGGCGAGGCCGAGGGCTTGGGCATCGTCCGCGGACTGGCCTTGGACGTAAAACGCCTGCCGGGCGACTTCCAGCCCAGCGGCGAAGGCCTTGCCCGCGACGAGGTGGACGGACTCGACGCCGGGCTTCCAGTGCTCGAAGTACCCGTAGAACGCCTTGCGGGGGCAGGAGCGGAAGGCGCTGATCATGGATGAGTCGATGACGAGGGGGAAGGGTGGGCGCATGTCAGATCTCCACGTACTTGTAGTAGTCTTCTTCCCAGTCGGCGATGCGGATGTAATCGTCGCCTCTGTGGGCCATTTCGGCCAGCTCGTGAGCGAAGCACCACTCGCCGTCCGGCCAGACGAGGATATCGTCGGGGCTCATGGGAGGCGCCCCGCCGCAGCGAGATTCAGCACGCCGTCGCTGAAAACGATCACCCCGCGCCGCTCGAACATCTCCGCCCCCCGCACGAGCGTGACGCTCGGCGTCGTCGTCATGATGGCGATGGGCGACTGCCACGCCGCTTCCTGCCCGAGCAGGGTGGCGTTGAACGCGTAAGCCACGTCAGCCGCGTGCAGATCCCCCCAGACCATGCGGTCGTTCTCCTCGTCCAGAAGCGCGCACCCCGTGACAAGGCAGCTCATGCCCCGCCGGCCGCAGCCGCCTCTTGGTGAGCCTCAACCAGCCGATCGCAGAGATCGCGCAAGGCGGCCACCCCGGCCAGGGTGCCAATCGTGAGGGACTCCGCCGGGTAGTAGGTCTGCTCGGAGAAGCCGCTGGCGGCGAGCAGGGTAAGGGCGCAGGTGTCGGGGCCGGCCTGCCCGCGGGCGACGGTCACACCGTCAAGATCCTCAACGGTGTGCATGTCAGTTCTCGATCGCGAGGAGGGTGGTCTTGACGCGATGGAGCGCGGCGATGGCGTTGCCCGCGGTCAGGTTGATTTTCTCCCGCGCGGCCTCGAAGCGCGGCTCGATGCCAGCGTAGAGGGCCTCGAGCGCGCCTTCGGGCACGGGAATCTCGACGGTGACGGAAAACACGTGCAGCCAGGAGGGGTCGTCGCTGGCGACCGGGGCGTCGAACATGACGAGCTCGGTAGGATGCTGGGCGTAGTGGTAGTAATGCAGCGTTTGGGAGACGGTCTTGGGGAGAGCAGGAATGGGCATGATAGCTCCGATAGGGGAGGATGGCCGGTGCCGCCGGGGCGGAGTGGACTGTAGAGTAACCACTGGCAAGGGCTTGGGGGAAGCCCTTGGCGCTGGTTAGGCCACCGGCCCCGAGGCCAGTTTCGCCCCGAGGGCCTTCAAATCCGCCAGCAAGTTGGCCGGGTTGACCACCTGCTTGGACACCGCTGCCGCGCTGCGGGACTTGGTCGAGGCCACTTGCGCGCCCACGCGGTCTGCGCGGAGGATGAAGATGCCTTCCTTCAGCTCCTCCAGCGTGTGCGTGCCGGCTATGACCTTGGCCTGCAAGATCTGCAAGCGCTGGGTGGATTCAGGTGTGAGTGCCATGTTAGGCTCCAGCTTGAGTTTGCCATTGCGCCAGGGCGGGATCGCTCGGCGCAGGCGGGGGGAGTTGGGCCAAGGCTTGACGCGCCAAGGCTTCGAAGAACTTCGACCAGGCGCCGTGAGGCACCCGTTGCTCGGCCGTGCTGTACAGCCGGAGGGCTAGTTCCGAGTGCAGCGACTCGGGGAGGTAGATCTCCTGGCGGACAGGGCGGTCGATTTTGGGAGGGCGGGCCATGGTGGGGGTGATTAGTGGTGGGGATAATGCGTCGATTATGGCCGGGCGTATCCAGGCTGTCAACCTATTTCTGCCCGTTCAGTAACGCCTATCCGCCCGGTCGATCTCTTCGTACTCATCCCGCTCGTCCTGGCCGTACTTGGCGTAGTACTCCATGCACGCGGCCTCGATTGTCTCCATCGTTCCCTCGCAAAGCTCGGAAACGATGAGTGAGGTTACGTCGCGCTTGTCCTTCCCTTCGATAAGGTGGACGGAGTTGAGGACGAACTCGTCATCCTCCGGCGGGTAGCACCGCTCGGGTGGCCCGCTGGTTTGGCCAGGGTCACCTGGGTTGTAGTCGAAGTCGATTTCAAGGGTGAACAGGGGCAGCTTGACGGGCACTGACATGGTGAAGATCATTTGTGGCTTTCGAAGTGGTTGCAAACACCGTAGGAGGCGACGATGGTGCGAGTGCGCCCGCAGTGGAGGATGATGGGGCTGGTCGGTCGCAAGGGGATGTGCGGGATGGAGTGGGCGCAGCTGCGGCAGTTGGCGCGCTCCTTGGCGCAGAGGTAGCCGTCGGCGAGCTGGCGCAGTCGGCCTGCGGCGGAGACGAGGGGGCTGGACTTGCGCTTGGTGGGGGTCATTCTGTACGCTCCTGGAGGTTGAGCAGGTTGAGGAGATAGGCGCGGGCGAAGAAAACTTCCGGGGCATGCACTCGCGTCTTGCGCATGGGCTTGTCTGCGGCGTCAGCGAGGATATCTGCATCGCCGAAGGGGGTGTCGTTGCCGAAGAGGTCGCGGAAAGCCCACGTCCAAGCGACGGTGTGCTGGGCGCCGCCTTGCAGCTCAGCCCAGGCGCAGAGCGGGCACTGGCCTCGGGTGTTGCGAATGCGGCCGGAGGGCTCGACATGCCAGTCTTGACCGACGGAAGCCAAGCGACGCTCTTGGGCGAGGAGGTCGATCCAGTCAAGGAGTTCCATGGGGGACTCCTGCAAGCTGGCGCCGCTTATCGTGCCACTCCGCGACGTACATGCCAGGGCGGCGGTTGGCGCGGGCCTTTTCCTCGGGTGTGGTCGGCCGCTCGAGGAACCGCTCAAAGCCCAACTCCGGCGCGCAATACCCGCAGACTGCGACGATGCGGTGTTCGAGCTTTACCCGCTTGGGGAGGTCGTTCCCGTCGCGCTGACTGCGGATAGGCGTCAGCCGGGTAGAGTTAGCCATCCGGGTGTGCTCTTGGTGGAGGTAGATCCCCTGCGGAGATTGATCGTGGGCACCGCACGCGCAGTCCCAGGTGTCCATGAGCAGGACCAAGGCGGTGCTGCGCCAGTCCACGATGGCGAGCATCTCGGCCAAGGCGGACTGCGCGGCCTCGCGCTCGGGCTCGGAGCGGGCCGTTTTGACCTTGCCCTCGGCGGCCTTGGTGGAGGCCTTGGCGGCGACTGCGGCCTGGGCTTTGGCGACGAGCGCCTGGAGGGAGGAAAGATCAGCCATTGTCAGGCTCCTCGAACAGTGCGTTGAAGCAGTCTTCGCAGACACCGCTGATCTGGCCTTCGGCCCAGCCCAGCCGGGTGAAGGTATTGGCGGGGGAGAACTCGACCTCGCAGTCCTGGCAAACGCGGTAGCGGAGCGTGCCCTGGGCGGCAAGCTGGTTGAATTCGGCCTCGCTCTCGGGGAGCTGGTGGCCTCGAAGGGATGTTCTCATGACGGCTCCCCGAACCCGAGCTTTTTGAGCACGGCCTCGATGCGGTCCAAGCGAGCCAGCACCGTGGCCGGGGGCTGGTCGCGTGCGACTTCGCGGTTGCTGGGGAGGTTCAGTGCTTCGCAGCAACCGCTGATATTGCCAGAGGTAACGGGGAAGCCGAGCGCTTCCGCCGCCTGCTTGGCGAACGCGACGAAGGTCAATCCCGATTTACGATACTCCGTTTCGACGTACTGGATCAGCTTGTACTGGTTGGCAAGGTTCAAGCGGTTGACGGTTTCCGGTGCAGTGCGTGTCATGGTGCAGACTCCTGGGGGGTAGTGATGGCACGTGGCATTGTTTTTGAATGCCACCCGGCCATTATGCCCGCATTATTGCCGGGCGCAACTAGGTGTAAACCCTACCCTACCCCACCCCGCGCCAGCCTGCCAAGAAAAAACCCCCGCAGGGCTTGTGACCTTGCGGGGGCGAACCGAGCGGGCGAAGCTCGGAGGGAGACTGCCAGGGATCTTACATCGGCGCGGGCTCGGCGGTGCCGGCCTGGTTGAAGGCAGAGGTCACGCCCACGCCACCGGCGGCGGCCAGGCCGGCCAAAGCGGCGGCAACGTCAACCTTCGGGCCGACCTTCACCCCGCGAGCAGCGGCGCGTGCGGCCTTTTCGTCCTCGAGCACCTTGATCGTCGGAGCGACCTCGGCCGAGACGCGCAGGGCGGTCTTGGTCTTGCCGTCCAGGCCGGACAGGTAGCCGCGAACGACGGCGATCGACTGGCCGGTCACGGCGACCAAGGCACGGGCCAGGATGCTGGCGCCGGCCATGCCGCTGCCGCTGCCGGTGGTTTCCTTCCGCCAGTCGCCCGCGTCCAGCCGGCCCATCAGCTGGTCGATCGTCTCGACGCAATCGTCGATATCGTCCACGCCGCTGATCTCATCGCCCAGCTTCTGCTCGGCGCCGTGCAAAGCGTACAGGGCGATCATGTCCGGGCGCAGGGTCAAGATGCGCACTTCGCCGTTCTCGAAGTCCAGGCGGACCTTCAGCGTGCCATCGGCCGCAGCGATGGACGACTTCTGCAGCCGGCGCTTGCCGGGGAACTCAACAACGGTGCCGTCCAGCATGGTGATGGAGCGGGGAGCTTCAGCGGGGGTCTTGGCCATGATGATTCCTTGGGGAGGTAGCGGCATTGCCGCTGGGGTTGGCGCCGGATTTGACGCATGAATGCATTATGTCAGCTCTTCGCGGGGTGTGCCGTTAGGGTTTACCCCTATTGTCAAGGCCGCTTCAATCAATGGCCGCGCAATGGCGGCGGGATGATAAGCCTGCTCCTGCACCCGGACGACTAAGGCCCGTGGGCTGGCTTCCACATGCCAGCGCGGAGTGGCGTTCGGGTGCAGGTCATGCTTGGCCAACCCCCTCAACAGGGCGAGGAGAAGGCGAAAGCGCTTCGCGGCCGATCCCGTGGTCCAGGGGAGATCGGCCGCGTAGAACACTCCCCCGCCGTTCCTCACAGCGGCGAGGAAGGCAGCGGGATAGGCCTCGGGCGAGACCATGGTACGGTTAGCCCCCATGGCCTGCCTTCCAACTGGCACCGCCCTCGGCGACCAGCCCCGCTTCCCGCAGCCGGTCCAGCGCTTGCTGCGCCGCCGTGCGCTGCTGGGGCAGGCCTCCCAGCGCCGATGCGATCAGCGAGGGGGTCTGCAGATCGGCCGCCAGCATGCCGGTCATGCCCTCGGCGCCGATGCGGAAAGCGGTCAAGCGGAGCTGCCCGGTGTCGATCCCTAAGCGGGCAGCGGCCTCGGGTGCCGCTTCACAGGCCCGGCGCCAAGCGTAAATCTCCCCACGCATGGACGCGGCTTGCGCTTGCGTGCAGGGAATTAGGAAAGTCCGCTCGGCGACAATGCGCTGGACCAAGGCCCAGAAGGCCTGATTAGGGTAGGTCTCAAGCGACCGGGTGCGCGGCATACGTGCTCCTTGCGAACTCACGGCGCCACTCGGACGCGAGGTTTTCCACTTGATACCCCGGTGTAGGGGCGCCGTCGTACAGCCAGCGCCAGCCACCGCACGGGCCTTCCTGAAATACCATCCTCGTCTCCGTGGTCACGGTGCGCCAGCGCCACCAGCCCCGCTCCGTGGTCACGGTGACCTGGGCGAAGCGCTTCCCGTCCAGTAACGCTCGGGGCGGGTTTAGCGGCTTAAAATCCGACAATGTAGTTTTCACGATAGCTCCTTGGTAATGGCCCGCATGGGGCCGGATAGGGTCAACTTGCACCCCGCTAGTGCGGCATGGTAGGGGTAACAATGCCCCCATGGGGGCGGGTTGTCAACTAGAGAACTCCGCCCCCTATCCGGCCCCATGGCGCGTGATGCGTGGCGGGTGTAGGTTAGTGTAGGGTAGGGGGTATGGTGCGGGATGCGGGGCGGGAAACGGGCGGGAAACGGCCCGCATAAACGCCGATGGCCCCACGCATGGGGCATCATCGGCACCGGGTGCAGGTCAGTTATGCCACAGCCCGCTCGGCGTCAATCCGCTGCTGTTCCTCCGCAGTGTACAGGTGATGCACCCAGCGGGCGCCGTCGTACTCACTGCACCCCTTGTCGTGCGAAAATTGCACCCAGTGCGTGCGGCGCGGGGGTTCGCCCCGCCAGCCCGATATGGTGACATACAGCGGGCCGGCTGGCCCGTAGAACTGTTGCATGGTGACATTGTTGGCGAAATTGTCCATTGTCGCTCCAGGGAAAATGCCCCCATAGGGGGCGGGTGTCGATTAGGCCTTCGCCATCGCGCGCAGTGCGGCCATCGCGGCCGAGGTGTCCACCCCAGACCCAGCCCGCTTATCATCGGCGGCCTTTGCCGCGTCAATCGCGGCCTTGATCTCGGGGATGGCCCGCATGGCGGCCTGGGTTTTCTTGTCCCAGCCGGTGACTTGTTCGCGGGCCGTATCGCGGTCCAGCCCGAAGGCTGCCATGATGCCCTTGACCAGCAGGCTATCGCCGCCCGTGCCATCGCCGCCACCCGTGCGATTCCACGCGCCGCCATTCAAGTGATGCTCGCGGATGGCGGTGATCGCCGCATACTTCTCGGCGGGCGTAGCATCCTTGCCGAGAGCCGCCGCGTCTACGTACTTCTGTTTGAACCCGTGCGCCATGGCCTGCCGGCGGCAATCCGCCGTGTATTCCGCCGGGTCAACCCGGATAATCGGGAAGCCCTCCATGTCGATTGTCAATTCCCCCGAAGGGGAAACGCTCGTATCAATCAATGCGCGGGCCATGATAGGCTCCTCAATTTGGTTACGATGCGAAAACCGCACCTGCAGGCCCCCATGGTAGGGGGCTAGCAGCTGGGGTCAGTTCAGCCCGATGCCGTCACTTTGGAAGGTGCCGGAAACGACACGCGCCAGCATCGGGTTCCCCACCTTCCAAGCATCATAGTGGGCTTGTGCCTCTTCTTGTTGGCACGGGATACGTGCCACGACCAGCCCGCGCCGGCCTTTTTCGCTGAAAACCGACACGGTGATGACGACAATACCGAAATTGTTCACAGTAAACTCCTAACAAACACCCCGGAAACCGCCGGGCCGATGGTGCAACCTTAACACAGATCATAGGGGCCGGGCAAGCCCCTATCATCTGTGGGGCCTAGACCCCGGTGGAACGCTCGTAGCACGCGCGGGCAATCATAGCCCGGCCGATGGTGGGGGTTCCCCACCAGAATCGCAGTTCCCACAATGGCAACCGCTTGGCATAGTATCGCCATGCCCAGCCCGTACCGTGCTCGAGGATACTATCGGCCACCAGGGTTGTAAAGTGAATTGTCATCGTGCCTCGCATGGGGAACTCCTAATCGGCGGGTGGGGGGGGTTCGGTGCATTTCCACCGTGAATTAAATGTACGTTATCCCCGGCAACAATGCAACCACCTTGCCCATTGTCTTTCCCTATCCCCTTGACCCCCACCATAGCACCCCTACTAACCTAACAACCCGCACGCCCACGCCCACGCATATACCCCCACTGTCCAGCCCACGCCACCCGTACAAACCCTACGCTAACCCCCACCTTGAGCGTACAAAAACATAGGGTTTACCCGGAAACCACCCGCCACGCCACTATCCTAATCGCCCTGGCACCTATGCCCCAGGGGGCGAGAAAAATGCACTACGGAGCCTGTAGGTGCCCTGGTGGGCATGGGGTGGAATAGGGGCGCGTGATGGGTGCAACCCCGTACCCTAAGCGCGGTGCTACCCCTAGGTGCGCCGGGTGTCCATTAGTGTTTCCCCGATAGGGGCAAATAATCCTCATCGGGGCCGATGATGGCCTATAGGGGCACGTCATGGGGGCCAGCCCGTACCGTAGGGTGACTGCTACCCCGGTCTAGGGTATGGGGGTATCTATTTAAAAAAAAAATATGATAGAACCTGCATACCGCATTATGAAACGCGTTATAGGAAGGGTGGGGGTAGCAGTGGGGGTAGGGTACGGGGTGGGCCCCATGACACACCCCCATCGCGCCCAATCGTTTCACCAGTTGGCGCCACGCCCCACCCAGGCCATGGCCTACCCCCACCGCGTGGTGGTGGGCATTTTCGTCCAGTTCCACGTGGAACGTGCCATGGGCCAGGGTTTGACGCATAGGCGCGGATATGGTAGGGCATGGTATGGGGTGGGGTCTGCCCCAGCCGTATGTTTCACGTGGAACAGTCCCTGGGGGGAATCGCCGACAATGTAAAGTTACGTAAAGCTCCAGGACGCGGTGCAAAAACCCGCGAAAATGCCCTTAGCGCAGGCATCCCGCCGGCGCATGTTAGGAGTTTGCAAAATGATCATCACGCGCAATATCGGAATGAACGGCCATGGGCAGTTCTTCGTCATCACCCGCTTCCCAGACGGGTCTGCACACCAGTGCGGTCCGTTCGCTACCGGGGAGCAGGCGGCCGCAGAACTGGCCCGCCGTGAGCAGGTCGTCATCGGGATGACGGACGCCACCTGGGGCATCACCACCGACGTCGATGGCGATTGGTTTGCCATCGATACCGGCGCCCGTATTCCCTAACCCCACCCTGGAACCCATCATGACCACTGCCTATGAAGTTCGTAACCCGTCGTTTTCGGACATGACCCTAGAGGTGCAAATTGACGTCGGGATTAATGACTGGTGCGCAGAGGGCGCCAGCGGCCATCCGTACTATGGTCAGACGAAAGCCGAAGCCGAGGCTATCCGCGCCAGCTACGGCAATCGCTAACCCCACCCTGGAACCCATCATGACCATTGCCACCCTGACCCAAGCCGAACAGTTCGCCGTCGCTATGGAACTCGCCCGGACCCGTTCCACCGTCCACAATTCCACCGTGCACGTCGGCGTCCAGGTTCTGATCCTCCACAACGGTTCAGCCTACGGTTTGCCCACGGTATCGGGCTACACCCTGTCGGACTGGTTCGACGGTGCCACTGTCGCCAGCTGGACCCGTGGCCGACGCGACTAACCCGGTGGGGCCTCGGCCCCATGCCATCCCTACCCCAGGCCGTGCCACCACCGGACGGCGCCGCCCTGCCGCCCTGCCACCACCCGGCGCGGGCGAGGCCCCCCCCCGGCATGTCCGGCTTGGCCCCCCGGGGATGGACCCTGCCGGGATCGTATTACGCTGGGCGTGGAGCGCAAGTAATAATGCCGACCGGCGATAATGACAAGGCGGCGTAGCCGGTGCCGGTTGGCGTGGAGCGCCTCTCTGAATAATTCCCGGCGATAATGAGGGCATAATCAACGGTGGTAGGAAAGAGACACGGCGTCGTGGGCACCCGGCTGACCGCGGGGTAGCAACGAGCTTAGGGCGGGGGGTGGCCCCTATCCTAGCCCCTATTCACCCCCACTTGACACCGACCCTCCCCCCCGGCATAATCCTCGCATAGCGCAGTCCTGCAGGAGTCCCGAGATGTTCCAAAATCAAGAGCCGGTAGGGGCTCGGCCGCCGGTGAAGGTGAGCTTCACCCACGACAACATGATCGACCACATGCTTGCCAACCCGTCGATCTCGGGCGGGGAGCTGGCCGCGGCCTTCGGCTACACCCAGCCGTGGATCTCGATCATCCGCAACTCCGACGCGTTCCTCGCTCGGTACGCGGAGCGGAAAAAAGACCTCGTTGACCCGGTGATTATCGCCTCCATCGACGAAAAGCTCCGCGCGGTGGCCGACGCCTCCCTCGAACGCGTCCTCGAACGCCTGACCTCCCCCGTCAAGGCGACGGATGACTTCATCCTCCAATCGGCGAAGCTGTCCACCGCGGCCCTTGGCTACGGGGCGAAGCCGACCGGGGGGAGCACCCAGACGAATGTTGCGGTGGTCATCCAAGTCCCGACCAAAATCGCCTCATCCTCGGACTGGGCGGCCTCCCACGCGGTGCCGGTTGTGCAGCGAGTTTCTTAACTAAAAGGTCCACCATGTCCTCCAAAGACTCTCCGGTTCGCAAAGCCCTGCTTGAGGCTTATAATGAGGACTTAATCAAGGAAGCAGAAAAGCAGCGGGGCTACAGGCGCGACTCGTGGGAGCGTGCCCGCGAACTCAAAAAAGACGTGGCCAGCACCTCTTCCGAGAGCGCCCGCACTTGGCAAACCCTGAACCACCTCGCCGGCAAGGCAAAAGGCGACGCCGCAGACGCCTCTGTCCGCCACCGGGAAAACATCAAGGAATCCATGGCGGAAGATGAAGAAACCAACGCCGGCATCGCAGGAAAGCGCGTGCATGATATCGAAGTCGAGCGCGAGCGCGCCCGCGCCACCCGCACCCTCCTCATCGACGCCCCTGCCCGCAAGAAGAAATGATCCTCCGTCCGGTCGAGCCCCCCGTTCAGAAGGTCCTCTGGGCCCCCCAGCCGGGCCCGCAGACCGCACTCATCCAGTGCCCGGTCTTCGAGATCTTCTTCGGCGGAGCCCGCGGGGGTGGCAAAACCGAGGCCTCGATTGGGGACTGGCTTCAGCACTCGCAAGAATGGGGGCCAGCCGCTAACGGCATCTTCTTCCGCCGGGAGGAGAAACAACTCGACGAGGTCATCGCTCGCACGCGGGAGCTTTTCGAGCCCCTCGGCGCCAAGTACAACGCCCAGAAATCCACCTGGGTCATGGCCAACGGGGCCCGGCTCAAATTCCGCTACCTTGACAAAGACAAGGACGCGGAGTCCTACCAAGGCCACTCCTACACCCGCGTTTACATCGAGGAGGCGACCAACTTCCCCTCCTTCGCCCCGATTAAGAAGCTCTTCGCCACGCTCCGCTCGGCCAAGGGCGTCCCCTGCGGCATCCGCCTCACTGGCAACCCAGGCGGCCCCGGTCACGGCTGGGTCAAAGACCGCTACATCACACCCGCCCCCCAGGGGTACATCATCCTCAAAGACCTGATCGAGGTCGAGGGCTTCCCCTCCATGATCCGCGAGCGGGTGTTCATCCCCTCCAAGCTCACCGACAACCTACTCCTCCTCCAAAACGGTGCGGAGTACGTCGCCAACCTAGCCACCTCCGGCCCCGCTGCCCTGGTCAAGGCCTGGCTCCGCGGTGACTGGACCGCCCCCGTGGGTGCCTACTTCACCCAGTTCTCCGTCGATCGGCACGTTCTCCCGGCAAAATTCTCCTCCCTCATCCCCCGGAACGCGCTGCGCTTCGGCTCCTTCGACTGGGGCTACCGCAAGCCCTTCTCCTTCGGCATGTGGGCGGTGTCCGACGGCACCTGGGGGCTCCCGCGCGGTGCCCTTGTCCGCTACCGGGAGTGGTATGGCTGGAATGGGAAGCCCGATGAGGGTCTGGAACTCGACGCGGGCCAGGTCGCCGACGGCATTCTTCGCCGCATCGGCAAGGACCGCCTATCCTACATCGCTGCCGATCCGTCAGTCTTCAAAAAGGACGGCGGGCCCTCCATTATGGAGACTTTCGCTATCCACGGGGTGCTCCTTCGCCGAGCGGACAACTCCCGCATCACGGGCTGGAATAAAGTCCGCGAGCTCATGAACGGCGGCGTGGCTTATGACTTCGAAGGCCCGCTCCCCCCGCCGCTTTTCTACATCCTCGACAACTGCGACAACGCCATCCGGACTTTGGAATCCGTTCCCTCCGACTCCGAGAAGCCCGACGACGTGGACACCAAGTCCGAGGACCACTGCCCCGACGATATCCGCTATGGCTGCATGTCCCGCCCCTGGATCATTGACAACCTGCCTCCAATCCAGGAAAAACCCGACTTATGCCTCGATCGGCTGTTTGCAGAAGCCGAGCGCAACGCCCAGATGGAAGACTACTAATGCTCCCCGCACCCGACACTTCCGCCGCTCCTGACGCCCGAGTTGAAGGCGAAGAACTCGCCCGCCGGTGGCTGGCCTCCCTCTCCCAATCCTCCAAAGGGCTGGAAGATTGGGAAAAGCGCGGCGATCGCATTACCAAGCGCTACCGGCAGCAGGGCGACACCGACCAGCCGGCCAACGCAGGGGCCAAGTTCAACATCTTCTGGTCCAACGTGGACACGCTCCTCCCCGCGACGTACTCCCGCCGGCCGCAGGTTGAGGTCTTTCGCCGCTTCCATGACCAGGACCCGGTCGGCCGCCTCGCTGCCACCATCCTCCAGCGCGCGCTCCAGTACGAAATCGACTGCGGGCTGGAACTCCACGCCACGATGAAATCAGCCGTGCTCGATCGCCTGATTCCAGGCCGAGCAGTTGTCTGGGTGCGGTATGAGGCCGAGTTCTCCGAGCGGCAGGTCGAAGTCCCCTCCGAGACCTCCCTCGAAATGCAGACCGAAACCGTGGAGGAAGTCGCTGACGAGCGTTCCAAGGTAGACTACGTCTACTGGAAAGACTTCCGCCACGCCCCTGGCCGAGTGTGGGCGGACGTGAACTGGGTGGCCCGTCGGGTGTACTTCGCCAAGGACCGGCTCGAGGCCCGCTTCCGGGATACCATGGCCAGGTTCGGCGGGGACATCTCCGAAGTCGCTTGCACCCACGACCCGGCCTCCCCCATGGGCTCCGACGACAACGACACGCCGACCAAAAGCGGAGACACCCCCGCCGAACTCAAGCGCGCCGCCGTGTGGGAAATCTGGGACAAGGACACCAAGCGCGCCATCTGGGTGGTGAAGGGCGTCGCCGTGCCCCTGGACGTAGTCGACGACCCGTTCGAGTTGCGAGGCTTCTTCCCCTGCCCGCCTCCCCTCTTCGCCACGATGACGAATGACGAACTCGTCCCAGTTGCCGACTTCATCATCTACCGGAGCCAGATTCGAGAACTCGACGACCTCACCAACCGCATCTCCCTGCTCCAATCCGCACTCCGCGTTGTGGGCGTGTACGACTCCTCGCAGTCCGCCTTGCAGAACCTGCTCTCCTCCGGGCAGGAAAACCGCATGGTGCCAGTCAGCGCATGGGCCGCTTTCGCCGAGAAGGGCGGGCTGAAGGGCGTCACCGATTTCCTCCCCGTGGACATGATCGGCAAGGTTCTTGAAGGCCTCTACGTCGCCCGAGAGCAGACCAAGCAGACCATCTACGAACTCACCGGCATGGCTGATATCATCCGGGGAGCGTCCAAGGCGTCCGAAACCCTCGGCGCGCAGCAGATCAAGTCCAAGTTCGCCAATCTCCGCCTGTCCTCCCGCCAGCAGCAAGTCTCCGAGTTCATGACCTCGATCCTGCAGATCAAAGCGGAGATCATGTGCAACCTCTACTCCCCGGAGACCCTCCAGCGCATCTCCTCCGCGGACCAGATCGCAGACGCCGTCGCCCATCCCGACCGCATCGCCCTCGCGCTGCAGATGCTCAAGGACGAAAAGCTCCGCCATTACCGCATCGAAGTCGCGGAAGGCACCATGCTGGAGCCCGACGAAGCGCAGGAGCGGGATCGCCGGAACGACTTCATGTCCACGGTCTCCAACTTCATGAACGCGATCAAGAACGTCGCGGCCATCGCCCCTGAAATGTTCCCAGTCGCGCTGGAGATGCTCCGCTTCACCGTGCGAGGGTTCGCCGTCGCTCGAAGCCTTGAATCCGCCATCGAGGACGCCTCGGACGCGATCAAGAAGCGCTTGGCCGAGCCGAAGCAAGAAGAGCCCGGCGAGGCACAGGTCAAGATGGCCTTGGAGCAGATGAAGCAGCAAGGGGAAATGGCTCGGGTGCAACTCCGCGAGGGGGCCGCGACAGATCGGGAGGAACTCAAAACCACCCTCGCCCTCGCCCTGCAGAACCTCGAGGCCAAGATCATGGCAGTCGTCGCGGGGAAGCAAGTCCTCGATCAAGCCGCCGGTGCGGCTCAGCAACCCCCGGGAGGTGTGTGATGGTTCGTAAGTCTTATGTGTTCATCGAGGGGGCGCTGCACGAAAAGACCGGGGATAATTCGGTCATAATTGCCGGCCAAAAGTGGTACTGCCTGGGCGGCACCTGGACGCCGGCTGACGCGCCCGCGGCGCAGCTCTACTTTGTCATACCTGACATTGCCCCGTACAAGTCCACCATCGACGGGAGCCAGATCACTTCCCGCGCCCAGCACCGGGCGCATCTCCGAGAGCACAACTGCATCGAGGTCGGCAATGAGCGGCTATCGCCTCCGAAGCGGGAGTTCACAGCCGCCCGCGGTTTGCGGGAAGAATTGGCCGCTCGCCTTTACGGATGACCTATCATGCCCCCTGAACTTGACCCCCAAGACACCCTCAACGAGGACGCACCCAATGACACCTCTATTCGCGGCGGGCTGGAAGCTGCTTTCGCGGAGAGCGAAGACTCTTCGGAAGATGCCGGGGTACCTCCAGCCGCCGGATCACCGCGGGCACCGCAAGCTGCCAAAGACGCTCCCCCCGAAGACACTCCTGCTGTGGAAACGGCTGCTGTCACTGCGCCTGCCTCACCGACCGAGCGTGCGATCCCCGAGCGCCTGAAAAGCCGCTTCGCCGAGAAGTGGGCCACGCTCCCGCCCGAGATCCGCGAGACCTTCCACGAGTACGAGTCGAACATCGGCCGGCTGGCCTCCACCTACGGCCAGCGGGCAAAGTCCTGGGAAGAGTCCCAGCGTATCTTCGCCCCCTACTCCGACATGGTGCAGAAGGAGGGCGGGAACTTCCACTCCGCCATGGGCAACCTCTTCGAAACCGCGCGCATTCTCCGCCAGGGCTCCCCTGAACAGAAGGTCGTGCTCCTCCGCCAGACCGCAGCCGCGTTCGGCGTCCCCCTCGAAGCCCTCGTCGGGGCAACGGCTCTCCAGCCCAACGAGGACCTGATCAATCGGCACAACGCCTTGGAGCGGGAGGTGTTGACAACCCGCGCCACCGAGACGCACAATGCTCGTCAGCAGGTTGACACGGAAATCGAGACTTTCGTCGCTGATCCGGCCAACATCTACCTCCAAGAGCCTGGCTACTTGGACACGATGGCAACCCTTATCCGCGCCGGCAAAGCCGCCGATCTTTCTGAAGCCTACAAGCAAGCAGCGTGGATGCACGAACGGCCACGCCAGCTCGAAATCGCACGGGCCAACCAACAGCAGACCGCGGCTTCCCGCGACGCTGCCACTCGGGCCCGGCGAGCCTCCGTATCCGTCAACGGCTCCGCTCCAGGTGCCGTCCGAGTCGATGCGGGCAAAATGTCCCTTCGCGACACCCTCGTAGCCGCCTTCGACGGCGAGCTTGACAGCTAAAACCGGAGTTTTATCCCATGCCATCACCCAATCTGGGCGAAATCGTCACCACCACGCTGCGCAACCGCAGCAACACGCTCCAGGACAACACCACGAAGAACAACGCGGTGCTGACGGAACTCAGCAAGCGCGGCCGGATCAAGCCAGTTGACGGCGGCCGCACCATCGTCGAGGAGATGGACTACAACGAGAACGCCACCTTCATGTGGTACTCGGGGTACGACCAGCTCAACGTCTCCCCCTCGGACGTCATCACTGCGGCGGAGTACAACTTTGCCCAGGCGGCGGTTGCCGTGTCCATGTCGGGGCTGGAGGAGCTGCAGAACTCGGGCAAGTCGCAGATCATCGACCTGCTCGAAGGGCGGATCGAGAACGCCATGCGCACCATGTCGAACAACGTCTCCCTCGGCGTCTACTCCGACGGCACGGGCTACGGCGGACGCCAGATCGGCGGCTTGCAAGCCCTGATCGCGGACAACCCGACCACGGGCACTGTCGGCGGCATCAACCGCGCCAACTGGGTGTTCTTCCGCAACCAGAAGTTCTCCGGCGTGACGGACGGTGGCGCTGCGGTCAGCGCCACGAACATCCAGTCCTACATGAACCAGCTGTACCTGCGCTGCAGCCGTGGCGCCGATCGGCCTACCCTCATCCTCGCCGACAACGCGTTTTTCAACTTCTACTGGTCGTCGCTCCAGGCGATCCAGCGCATCACGAACGACAGCACCGGCCAGGCTGGGTTCATGAACCTGAAGTACATGGGCGCTGACGTGATCTTCGACGGTGGTGTCGGTGGCGGCTGCCCAGCCAACCACATGTACTTCATTAACCCCAGCTACATGAAGTACCGTCCGCACCGCTCGCGCAACATGGTGCCGATCGGCGGCGAGCGCCTGTCCGTCAACCAGGACGCGATGGTGAAGCTGATCGGTTTCGCCGGCAACCTGACCTTGAGCAACGCGTTGCTCCAGGGCGTGCTGTTCTAAGCCGCCGCCAACCCACCCCTCAGGAGAATCTTCAATGTTCGCCAATTCCTTCAACGTCCTGGGCACGCCCCCGACGCCCATCGTCCTGACTACGTCTGACTGGCAGAAGTTCCTGGGCCGGGACTCGGCCTCCGCTGGCACCATTCCGCTGCCCTTCCCTGGGCAAGTCATCGTCGGCGTCGATCCGATCTTCGGCGAAGCCGGCTTCATCCTCGCCTTCGGTGTGGCGAGTTTGCAGATCGGCGACGCGGTGCGAATCGGAGCGGGCTACGCCACGACGCGCCAGCTCGCTGCCACGCGGGGCATGGTCGGCATCTCCATGTCCGCCAACACGGACACGGCGGCACTCAGCTGGTTCGCCGTCCGGGGCCAAGTTCCTGCCCGACTGGCCGCTTCCGCGGCCAACGCCCCGCTATACGGCAGCGCCACGGCCGGCTCACTGTCCAACGCAGTGGTCAGTACGAACGGCGTGACCGGGGCCTTCGCCATGACCGCGCTCGCTGCCACCATCGGCACCAAGCAGGTCAGCACCTTGAGCGGCAGCAACCTGCTCGCCGTGGGCAACATCGACGGGCTGTATGTCGGTGGAGGTGTCACGGGCACTGGCATCCCCGCCGACACGACCATAACCGCCATCGGCTACGGCGGCCTGATGCTCGGCGTCTCGGCCCCGCCGGTCGGCTTTGTCCAGCTGTCCGCGAACGCCACCGCCACAGGCAGCGTCACCGGCACCTTCATCCACGGCGCCGCCTTCGCCTTGGTCAACCTGGCCCACCCGGCCGCAGCCAACCTGGGCTAAGCCTTTCAGCCCATTCGCCACCCAGGGGGCCTTCGGGTCCCCTTTTTTTCAGGAGCCTACCATGGCCGACACCTCCTACACCGACTTTGACTTCGAATCCGCCCGGCTCGAAGAGCTTTCCTCCCAGCAAGCCCATGGCCTGGACAATCAGCTCCACGTGCAGTTTTACAAGCACGCCGAGTTGAACTCCTTCCGCACCCGCGAGGAGGGCCGCAAGATCTTCGAGGAGTGCGTCTACGTCCGCATCCTCTCCCCTGCGAATCGGCTCCTCATCATCGAGCGTCGCGTGACGGATGAGGACAAGCTCCGCTTTTCCAAGCAGTACGGCCAGTTTCTGGAAAAGGGCGAGTCCCTCCAAGTTGGCACCCCGCTGTCCGAGTTCCCTGGCCTGTCCCCCGCGCAAGTGCTGGAAATGCGCCATCTCAAGGTCGAGACGGTGGAGCAGCTCGCCGGCATCCCGGACACGACTGCGCAGCTCCTCGGCACCGGCGGGACCGATCTGAAGATGCGCGCCATCAAGTACCTCGCCCGTTCGGCCAACTCCGAGCAGCTGTCCGAGCAGGTGCGCGACCTGCAAACTCAGCTCGCCGTGCTGATGGCGGAGCGAGCGGCCACTGCCGTCGTCGTGTCAAAGGACGTGGTCATCACCTCCACCCCGGTGGCTCTCCCCAAGGCTTAAGGTCCGTCCATGCCCTACCCTGCAATCATCGTCGCCACCACGCGGAAGCGCACCGCTCTCGCCATCGCCCAGCAAGCCATGGGGGAGATCGGCATGCCCCGTCCGACGACGCTGAGCGCAGGCACGGACGAGACCTCGGCCCAGCTCCTCTTCCTCCTCAACGGCCTAGGGGAGAAGCTGGCCCGCCTGCCCCTGTGGGCGGAGACCCGCGCCGAGTGGTCCTTCACCACGACTACGGCTGAAGCCTACGACCTCCCCGCCGACTGGCTTGTCCCGCTCGCGGATACGGTCTGGGACCGCTCGGGCCGGTGGCCGCTCCTTGGCCCCAAGGTGCCCACCGAGTGGCAGTACCTCAAATCCGGCTTCGGCGTAGCGGCCCCGCAGTTCCGCTACCGCTTCTTCAACGGGCAGTTTAACCTGCACCCGGCGCCCGCCGCTGGCAAGGTCATCGTTCAGGAATACCTATCCGCGGCTTGGGTTTTCGGCGTGAGCCCCACGGTGCCGGCGCAGGCCGACGTGCCCAAGTACCGCATCACAGCGGACACGGACATACCCCTCTTCGATGATCTCCTCCTCATCACCGGGTTGAAGTTGGCCTTCCGCGAAGCCAAAGGCCTGGACTCGTCCAAGGTTCAGGAGGAGTTCGAGGACATGATCGAGGCCGCGTGGTCCAATTCCACTTCCGCCCCGACGCTCTCCCTCACCCCAGGCACAAGTTCCCAGTTCCTCTCCGAGTGGAACCTTCCCGACACAGGGTATGGCGTATGAAAATCGCCCAGCGCGGGCGCCGGACGCTCAAAAACACGGCGAAGGTCTACGAGACCCAAACAGTCCCAGCGCCCATTCGCGGCCTCAACTACCGCGACTCCCTCGCGATGATGAAGCCGACGGACGCTCTCCGCCTGGACAACATCATCTGCCAGCCGGGAGCGCTGGAAGTCCGGCGCGGGCAGGTAGCCACCGCTACCGGCTTTGTCGCACCTGTCGAAACGCTCTTTGGATATATTGGAGTGAGCGGGGCGACGAAGATCTTTGCCGCAGCGGGTGCCGGTATCTTCGATGCCACGTCCTCGGGTGCAATCGGAGCGGCGGTGTTGACTGGCTTCACTTCCGCTTACTGGGCCCAAACGCAGGTAAGTAACACCGCTGGCAACTTTTTGATGGCTGTGAACGGCCAGGACACGGGGCAAATCTACGACGGCTCCTCCTGGACCACGCTCGGCTTCACCGGCCTCGCAACCTCCAACATGACGCAAATTTCTGTCTGGAAGCGTCGGGTGTGGGTGGTGGAGAAAAACTCCTTCCGGGCCTGGTACGGCGGAGCCGACGCCGTCACGGGGGCGATGACTGCCTTCACCTTCGCCGGCGTCTTCCGCAAGGGTGGGCGCTTGCAGGCCATCATCAACTGGACCGTTGACGGAGGAGCGGGCGCGGACGATTTCCTCCTCGCGATTACCTCCATGGGGGAAGTGGCGGTGTACAAAGGCACCGACCCCGCCTCCGCGGCCACCTTCGCCCTCGTCGGGGTCTACTTCGTCGGCCCGCCGGTGGGCGAGCGCTTCTGGACAACCTTCGGCGGCGACGTGCTGCTGCTCACCGCTGACGGCTTGTTCCCGTTTTCCAAGCTCCTCCAGTCGCAAGTAGTGGATAAAACCACAGCGCTGACGGATCGCATCCAGCTGCTCATCGGCAACGACACTTCCGCTTATGCCTCCGTCCGCGGTTGGGAGGTGCACTACTTCGTCGACGGGAACTTTGTCCTCATCCAGGTGCCCGCGGGGAGTGTCGGCAACCGGTATCAGTATGTCATGAGCACGCTTACGGGGGGCTGGAGCCGCTTTCTAGTCTCGGGCGCGATCACCTGGCTCACTCTCGGCAACGTCCTGTATGAGGGGGAGGTTAACCGCGTGTCCAACGGCTGGTCTGGCGGGACGGACAATGGCAGCGCCATTCCGTTCACCATGATCCCGGCTTTTTCCTACATGAACCAGCCAACGCGGCAGAAGGTATTCGGTCTAGGCCGGTGCCTGATGGAGTCGAACCAGCCACTGGTCTTCCTCCCCAAGCTGCTGGTGAACTTCGAGCAGACGTATTTCTTTCCCGCTCTGACCACCGCGCCGGCAGCCAGTAATCTCTGGGACGTTGCGATCTGGGATCAAGCCGCATGGGGCGTGCTGACGCAGTATTCCCAATCCTGGTACTCCCTCGCAGGGATGGGCTACTCCGCGACGCAAGTGATTTACGGCGTATCGGCTGCCAGCTCTACCCGCATCCTCGCTTTGGACTACACCTTCGAAGTGGGCGGTTTGCTCTAGCATTGACAATTCGCAGGGAGCTTCCTATACTCCCCGCTATCCGCTCATTCGAGCAACCTCTCCAGCCCATGAAGGCGGAAGGCCAATACACTTGAAAGTGTTTATGGCCCGACCGTTTGGCTTCTCAGGAGAGAAGGAACCCCAGTTTGGACGAAAGCCCACAGTGCGAACTGGCGGGCCTTTTTCGCTTGGGGCCTCGCCGCCTTCCCTGACGCCGCAGAAGACGGCCCAGCCAGTGCCTGGGATGGAGAACCCGATGGCGGCTCCTGCCGCCCAGCGCGGCGGAATGCAGCAGTTTGGGCAAGGCCAGGACGCGGAGCTTCGCTACGTCGAGGCGCCGTCCGCGTCCTGGCTCAACGTGCCGGAGCACAACTACAACACGGAGACAATGGCAGGCCCGGCTGAGTCCATGCAGCCCGACAACCTGGCGTCCTTGATGCAGTCCGGCGCGGCCGGGCTTGGCTTTCAAGGCGGGACTACTTTCCAGTCGGGACAAGGGCAGGACGCGGGGCCAAGGACTGTCGATCCCGGCTTTGTGAACTGGCTGCAGGACAACCAATTCAAGTTGACCGGCGAGAGCTACACCAATCCGAAGGGCATCGGCGGGGTCACTGCGGGAATCAGCGATTCTTCTGGCGCTTCCCGCGCCAGCCAGAGCTTCGCGTCGGATGACAGCGGCCTCTTCGCCGCTGCACTGGGGGGCCTAGGCGCTGTGGCAGGCCCTGCCGTGTTTGGCGGGCTTGGTGGCGGCAGCGCACCTGCCGCCTCGGCCGGCGTGTCAGGCGCCGGTGCTGCAGGGGATATCGGCTTTCTCGCCGCCAACGGCATGACTGACGCAGCCATCGCCTCCGCCTTCCCAGAACTGGGCGCTGCCGGCGGGCTCACCGGTGTCGGTGGAGGGGCCGCAGCCGCAGGCGCTGCCAGCGCCCTCGAGTCGCCGTTCGAGTTTGCCCAGTATGACCCGAACCAATTCTCCGGCCTTCAGAACGTCGGTGCGCAAGCGCCGGGTGCCCCCGCCTACACCACTGCCGCGGCCGACTCCCAACTAGCCAGTGCCGCTGGCGGTTTTAACCCCGCCTCGATGGTGCCAGCGGCAGGTGTCGCACCCGCCATTCCGGCAGCCGCAGGCGCAGCTGGCACCACTGCAATGGCAGGTGGTCTTGGCGGCGGCATGTTCGCGTCGGGCGCCCCTCTGGCCGGGCTGTCCGGGCTCAAAGACGCTCTCACCGGGGCCGCTGGCACCGCTGGCACTTTCCTCCAGGAAAATCCCACCATCGGCAAGTTCGTCGGTGGCGCGGGTGCCGCTCTTGGCGCCGGTTTGGCCAGCCAGGCGTTAGTAGGCTCCCCGCCTACCGGCCCCAATGCGGGCGCTGTGATCCAGCAGCAATCCGCCGCCAACTCAGCCGCCGCGCAGGAGCAGGCGCAGCTCAACCGCGTGGATACCACGACGCCATTCGGCTTCCAAAAGTTCGGTTCCACCCCCGACGCTTCCGTCCCTGGCGGGCGCCGCTATACGCAGGAGATTGGCTTCTCCCCCGAGCAGCAGCGGCTCTACAACTCCGAAACTGCGAACCAGCAAGCGTCGCAGGACATTGCCGGCGGGATGCAGGGCCGCGTGGCGCAGTCTGTGGCCAACCCGCTGGACCTGTCGGGTGCGGGCGCCGCGGAGAAGGCGCTGTCCGCAGATCGGTTCTCCGCCGACCGGGACAAGGTCACCACCGCCCTCTTCGAGCGTCTGACTCGGCTTCGCAAGCCGCAGATGGATCGGGACCGGTCCGCGCTGGACGTTCAGCTCCGCAACCAGGGGCTGATGCCCGGAACGGAAGCCTACGACAACGGTATGCGCACGATGCTGGAAGCGCAAAACACCGACCTGTCCAACATGGCGGATCAAGCCACACTCGCCGGCGGGGCAGAGCAGAGTCGCTTGCAAGGTGACTCGCGGGCCAATTCCAGTCTCAACAACAACGTCCGCAGCCAGAATATTCAGGAAACGCTACTCCAACGCCAGCAACCGCTGTCGGAGTTCAACTCCTTCCGCACCGGAAACACGCCGACGCTGCCGCAGTTTCAGCCCTTCGGCATGGGCAGCGTGGCCCCGACGAACACGGCGGCCGCTGCGAACACGCAGTACCAGTCGCAAGCGGATGCTTACAACGCCCGCGTCGCCCGGCTGCAGTCCCTGCTGAACTTTGGCGTTTCCGTCGGGAAGCCTTAAAATGCCGATCAAAACCGCATCTTTCACCATGCCTGGCATCATGCCCCCTTACGGGGCGGAGATGGCCGGGGTGCAAAGCGAGCAGGCGCAGTTGGCTGCCGCCTTGGCCCAGCTGCAAGAGCAAGGGCCGGCGAGGCCTCTCAACGCGGGGAAGTTCTCTGCGCTGAACTTCGACGGCCTGGGCGGTGCCCTTCGGGAAGCGATGCTGCAGAAGAAGCAGGAAGTCGCGAAGAAGAAGGCAGCGGACTTGTCCGGCTCGTACCAAAAAGATCTGCTGCAAGGGCTGCGCTCCTACACCAGCGAACGCGATGGGGAGGAGGTGGCTCTGCCCGGGCCACCAGAGGAGGGTAAGGCCCCTCCCTCCCGCCAAACACCGGGGAACCCCCTGGCTTACAAAGCGGGGCAGCTTTCACAGTTCCCCGAGATCCGCGGCATGGCTGGGGACGATCGGAAGACGCAGGAAGCGCTGTTCGCGAAGCTGGTGGATAAGGCCTCGCCGAACTCGGCCTTCGCCGCCGGGGGCGACCCGCGTCAGCTGCGGGCGAAGGCCGATCAGAAGGTAGTCAATAATTCTGTGATGGAGATGGGGCAGGAAGTGGGAGAGGTCCCGAAGGTGCTCCCCGGCATGGGGGTGACGCAGCGAGACGTTGCTGGGGTGGGTATGTCCAATGTGCAGCCTGGGGGGAATGTCGACCCGCTGGACAAGCGGAATGTCAGCCACGTCACCCTGAGCACCGGCGGAAAAGCCGACCAGGTCTTCCTCAACGACGAGGTGAAAGACATCTCGGCCAATCGGTCGAAGCTGGAAGCCTCAACCACTCGGGGGTTCCGGGCCTTGGCCAGCGCGCAGCAGGCCGTGGAGAACGGGGCGTACATGGGCCCAGTCTCCGGGTTCGTCTCGGGCGCCGCTGGGCTCGCTGTGCAGTTCGGCATGGGGTCGGATGAGGTCAAGCGGTTTTTGTCCGAGACGCAAGTGCTGGACAGCGACATGGGGCGCTTCGTCCTGGCCGCGCTGAAACAGACTGGAACGAATCCTTCCAACGCGGACCGTGAGTACGCTGCGCGGACGGCTGGTGATAAGAAGCTGTCACCGGATGGGCTCCTGGCGGTGATTCGAGCGGGTCGGACGGATATCGTCAACGACTTGATCACGCACAACAATCGGGTGGATCAGTACGCTGGCGACGTTCCGCAGCTGATCAGGGCGAAGCTCGCCATCCCCGACCTGTCCAACGTGGCCAAGGGGGCAAAGGGCGTCCCCTCCAATGCGCAGGACGTTTCCGGCTTTCTCCCCGACCCGGCTACGGGCATGTATATGCCCAGCGCTCGCCCGGTGGCGGCGAAGCCTCCTTCGTACCGCTACACGCCTGCGGAGCTGGAACGCCTCCGTAAAAACGGCATCACGCCGCTGGAGTAACAAGCATGTCGGAGGAAATCCACAAATTGCAGCGGGCGCTGCTTGACGCTGAAACCGCAAAGGATCGCGATGGCGTCGAATTCTACAAGGCGGAAATTGGTCGGCGCCAGCAGCGCGCGAGCGAAAGCGGAGGACCGGCTTCTTCAGCAAACCCCTCCATCACCCAAGCAGAGGCCAACAGCCGATTGGTTCAGGGTGCCAAAAAAGGCCTGGCTAAGACCTTCACTGAGACACTCCCGCAGATAGCCGCGGAGGGGGTTAAGGGCGCTGTTACCCTGGGCATGCTGCCGGGGGAACTGATCCGCTCATTCGCCAACAAGATGGGCGGCGATCCCGCGGACTTTGGCCGCGCCACCGAGATGCTGCATAAAGGCGTTGACTCCATTGTGCCTCCGCCGGAGGGGCGGCTGGAGAAGCCCGTGGTGGAGATTTTGGGTGCCGCCGCGACTGGGCCTTTGGGCCCAGGAAACGCTGTCCGGAACGCGGTGACAGCTGGCTTGTCTGCGCTCGGAGGGGTTGCTGGGCGGCGTCTGGAAGAGGATATGACCGGGGATAACGGCGGGGTTATAGGTGGCCTCGCGGGGTCACTCTTCGGCGGCACCCCGACTTCCATTTTCAAAGGCCGCGGCAACCATAAGGAGATGCTGAAGGAAGCGTTGAAGGGGACGAAGCCCAGCGACTTCGATGCGGCCCGCAGGCTGCAAGCGGAGGCGAACGCGGCCGGGATACGGCTGACCCCTGAGCAGCTTTTCCCCAATCCCACGGGTTTGGATAACTTGACAAAGGAACTGCTAAGCGCTGGCAGCGGGGGTGGTCGGCTGCAGTCGCTCGTCATGGATCAGACGAAGCAGGCTAAGTGGGCTGCTCGGCGGGCGGGGACTAATCTTGGACCGAACCCCGGGAACGAGGCGGCCATCCGGGACTTGCGCACGGCCGCTGAAGGCGCGATTGACGACGTTCGTCTGACCCCCAACCAGCGGGCCCTGTTCAACGAGGATGGGAGGATGCTGTCCGCCCCGCAGATTCAAGCGGCGGATGCTCGGCTGTCGGAAGCGATTAAGTCGATGCAGGCCTCAGAATCGCGCAAGCCGCTGCAAGCGTTTCAAGGCCTGCTTCGTCGGATCGCCGAGTACCGCATGGAGCCGGGGGCGCCTATCGGCCCGCTAAGGCCGGGGCAGACTGGCCAGTTTCAGACGCTGCCGCTGACGGGAGCACTTCTCCCCAAGGGCGCCAGGAGCTTCACCGCGACCATTGCGCCCGACAAGAAAGAGCTGGACTCGTTCAAAGCCACGGATCTTGACACAATGATCAAGGAGGCGCTGCTTAAACTTGACGACCTCGGGATCAGTTCACCTGGGATCGCCAAGCGCCAGCAAGGGCAGGTGTCTGGGGTGCTTAGCGACATTCGGGCCATCCTGGACGATATCACTCCCACGCGGGTGCAAGGCCGCCAGATCGAGACCTCCCGTCATGAGACCCGAAACGCGCTGACGGCTGGCCTGACGGGCAAAGTGGCCGGGCGCCACGGGGTGACGGACTCCATGCCCGATGCCCTGGGGACGCTCCGCTCAACCCTCGGGGCACCCGTGGCGCAGGAGAGGGCTATTGGCGAACTGGCCTCTGCGCTTCGGTCGCGCGCGCAGAAGGCTACGGCAGCGGGGGATCTGGAAGGCGCTGCGATGGCCAACCGGGCGCTTCCACAGGCCGCTCGGGTGCTCTGGGACGAGGCCGTGGATAAGGCTTTTACCAGCTCCCAGGGCCGGGTGTCCGCCGCCTCGGGGTCAAGTTTCTACACGTCCCTGGTCGGTGCGGACGGCTCGGCGAAGTCGAAGAACTTCGACCAGATGATGCAAGGCGTCGCCGCTGCGCAAGGGCTCAACCCGACGGAAGTGAAGAATGGTATGCGGAGCGTCCTCCGGGCACTGGAGGCGTCGGGCCGGAACCGGCAAGGGGTGAACTTCGCTGCGGAAGCGCTTGAGCGTGCCGCTGGGGAATCCGCGGTGCGGGACACCGTTCGGGCGGTAGGCCCGCTCTCCGGGCCTGCGATGGTAGCAGAAAAGCTGCGCGCTGTCGGCCGGGAGCGTCAGTACCGAGCGCTGTCTCAGATTTTCTCCGACCCGGACGCTTTGCGGCTGATCGAGCAGATCGGGCAGCAGTCCATTGTCTCCAGCGTCACGGGTGCCCGCATCCAGACCCTGTTTCAGATGTTGCAGCAAGGCGGTCGAGCAGATTCCGACGTTCGCGCAGCCGAGGCCGAAAAGGCCAAGAAGGCCGAGAAGGCCAAAAAGGAGTCTCCATATGGCCCGTGATTCGTCAGGGAACTACGCCCTGCCCGCTTCCAACCCTGTCGTCACCCTGACGACAATCGCCAGCGCTTGGGCGAATGCGACCCTCGCCGATCTGGCGGCGGAGGTCACGAGCAGCCTTGACCGGAACGGTCGGGGAGCGATGCTGGCGGCGTTCCAGGCCTTCAGCGGCTCGCTTGTCGCGCCGGGCGTGGCCTGGGGGTCGGAGACCGGCTCCGGGTGGTACCGGGCCTCGGCGGGAGATTTCCGCTACGGTATCGCGAGCACGCAGGTGGCGGGGATCACGACCGCCGGGCTGCAGCAGATGGACAACGCGGGTGCGGTCTTCCGAGCGGGCTTTCGCGAACTGCCACAGGTCAGCTTTTCCGACGCGTATGCGGTGCTGATCTCCGACGCAGGGAAGCACCTGCTCCACCCCTCGGCTGACACCACGGCGCGGATAGTGACCATCCCGGCAAACGCTGCGGTTGCGTTCCCCATCGGAGCCGCGATTACGCTCGTGAACCAGAACGCCGCTGGGGTGGTGACAATCGCGATCACGACTGATACCATGCGGTTAGCTGGAGCGGGGACCACGGGCTCCCGGACACTGGCGGCGAATGGGGTCTGCACCGCGGTGAAGATCACGGCGACGGAGTGGATTATCAATGGAACGGGGCTGACGTAATGGGCGCGGTGCAGCAAGCTTTACTAACAGGCGGTCTTTTGCCAGATCTGCTATTCGGCAGCGTGCGCGCTCTGCTTCACTTTAATGGCACAACAGGCCTCGCGGGAGAGACTGTTTTCGACTCGTCAAGCTACGCTCGCACCGTCAGCCTAACTGGGGTCATAAACACACTGGGAAATGAGAAGTTTGGCTCAGGGGGGCTGTATACAGTCGGTGGCGGGGGGCGCAGCTCGAATGCTCAACTGGACAGCTCGGCCAGTCTGGCTATTCCGGAGAACGCTGCTTATGCGCTTGAGTTTTGGCTTAATCCAGGTTCGGCGGCGGCTACTACTTACTTCTTTACCCTCACCAGCGGTGCTGCTCATATTTGGTTCTATCTGACACCGGACTATAAACTCGGTTGTTACTGCTTGGGCTATACACAATCTACTGGACCTGCCGTTAGCCTCGTTCCTGGTACTTGGTACTTTATAAGTCTAGTCCGAGAGGCGGGTGCGGTTGGCTACGCTGGTAAGTTGTACGTTGACGGAGTGCTGTTGTATACGCTGGGGGGGGACGCGGCAGCCTCCGGAACTCCAGCCACGGTGCAGCTTTTGAGTGCCCCGCTCGTTGCCGGCGCCGGCGCCGGCGAGCTGGTTACCCTTGACGAGTTTCGTCTGACTATCGGCGCTACCCGAGATGGGACAGTAGTTCCTACAGGCCCTTTTCCTGACTTCTAGGCATTGACTCCTTATGATCCCAGGTGAAGAATTCCGGCAAGCGGCACCGGGCATCATCGGCTCCGTCGTGGCCATGCTCTGGTCGAGGGATAAGCCCGCTCAGCTGATCGCCGCCGCGATTGGTGGCTCCACTGTCAGCTACTACGCCGCAGCGCCGTTCGCCAACTGGCTCGCCCCTGGCGCCGACGTGGTCGGCTTTGTTGGCTTTCTCCTCGGGGTCTTTGCCATGGCCATCGGAGCGAAAATCTTCGAAACGATTAAGGAGTTTGATCTGAAAACTCGCCTTGGCGCGTGGCTGGATCGGAGGGGCTGGTGATGGACCTCATTATGGCGCTTAGCCTAGCCGGACCGGCCGCTCTGGGCGGGTTGGCTCTCTTGGCCGTTTTCCTCCCCAGCTACCACGACACGTTACTTGAACGTATCGGTTTGAGCGCGATTGCGCTATGGTGCTTCGTACGCGTGGCCTATCGGCTGGAAGGGGGCACCGTGACTCCCAGCATGTCAGTGCTGCTGGTGTTCGGACTGGCGCTGTACGTAATCGGACTTTACTTCGACGCGCGCAAGCGCAAACTGTACAGAGAGTGACCTGACATGGCCGGTGTTATCTCCCCCGCGTTGTTTACAGCTTCTGCCATTCAAGTGGTAACGGCCTCAGTGCTGGCCTCACTCTCGTCGGGCAAGACTTACGACGCGCAGCAAAAACTTCGCATTACCTTGTCCTCGCCCTCGCCCCTTCGACATGTTGGAGGCTGGCCGATGAATGAGGATGGCGAATTGTTCTGCACGCAGTGGGGCGGACAAGTAGGGCCGTTGACAGCTCGACGTGGGCTGTTGTTTGATAGCACAGGTGCGCTGATGATTGTGGAGGCCGCGTCGGCTGTTTTGCCGCTGGCGGTAGGAGCTGAGTGTCTAACAGATGCCAATGGCGCTTTGGTCACGGTTGTTTAATCCCCGAATTTGAGGTGTGATATGAGTACCGTATTTCTGCAACAACTGGCCCTTAATCAGGTTACTGGGGCGCTTATTGACGCCGTTTCGGACAAGGAACTGCTAGGGGGTTTGAATTTGACGCAAGTGGCGGCTACTCAAGCCTTTGTGTCAGGGGATGTGATGGCGGCACGAGCCCGGTCCATTGGATCGCTGCGCGATGCGGGCGTGCGGGCGGAAGACGCGGCGACGCTGGTCGCTCAAAGTCAATGGTTGGGGGGCGTTGGCTTTACGCACGTCAACGCGTTTGCTGCGTTCTCAAACGCAGGCCCTGATTGGGCGACAAACAGCGCATGGGTCGATACCATGCTGGCGCGATTCGCGGGACAAAACCTAGAAGAAAAGTGGGCATTTCCGCTTTCCACCACGGCCGAGTCGATAACGCAAACCATCGCGGGCACCCACGACGCCATCATTCTGTCGATGGCGCAGCGCATTTGTGCAGGAGCCCCGTCAGCCGCACGGTATATTGATTTCCGGCCGGGGTGGGAGCCTAACTTTTCGACATCGTACCCGTGGGGTTCTACCCTGGTGACGGTGGCTCAGTACATTGCCGCATTCCGGCACGTCGCTGACATTCTGCGCAGCGTTGACCCCCGCGTGCGGATCACGTTTTGCCCCGCGTTCCGCCTGGACGGCGCATGGCCCTGGACAGCGATGTACCCCGGCGATGCATACGTGGACATCATCGGGCCGGACGTGTACTGCCTTCTGGATGATAAAACGGTTGTGGGGTTGCCCGCTGATGCGGACTTTACCGATTTTATCTTTACATCAGTATCAGGGGTGTACGCGTTCCGTGATTTTGCGGTGGCAAAAGGCAAGCGGCTTGCAATCCCTGAGTGGGGAACAAACTACGACAATCCGCTGTTTATCGAGCGCATGGCAGAGTTCATCCGCACCAATGATGTTGAGTACCATGCGTATTGGGACCAGAACAACGGGGCGTTTACGTGCAAGCTGTCGGGCGATCAGTGGCCTAACAGCGCGCTGGCGTTTGTGCGCAATTTCGGGCCAATCTCCATCGACACTTGGGGGCTATCGGCCGCGCCGGGCCAGCGGCTGATAGGCACGTTGCAGGCCAATAAACCAATTTTCCGGGCAGAGATTGCGGTAGGCAACACAGGCGGCGTCACTATCGTCGGAAGCTCGCAAATCACCGCAGAGCCGCAACTCAGCGGCACCCGCCGCGTGACGGTGCGAGCATTCGACAGCCGGGGGCAATCCACGACGCGGTCTATTTGTCTGACATGGCAGGCTGGGCGGCTGTGGACGCCGGCAGATCTTGGCGCCAACTTGGTGGACTGGTATGCGATTGATGTGCATGGGCTGGTATCTCGCCACATCCAGGCAATCAAGGCGATCACTTCAATGGTCGGTGCCCGCGCTGCGACTCCATCAACCTCGACGCTGCGGCCAACTTATGAAATCAGCGCCACTGGTGTTCCGCGAGCGTCGTTTGACGGGGGCGACGCCGCTGTCCAAACTGACATGGGCGGCGTGCCTGCGGCCCAAGCTGCGGTGACGTACAGTATGCAGTTGTTCACAAACGCGGCTGCAAGCAATTTCACCTACATTGTGAATGATTCCGACGCCGCTGCCGGGCCGCGTGCCGTTGGATATAACGCCGGGAATCTGCGCGTCGGCGCGTCGGGCGGCTATGCGGCGGGCAGTATCAGCGCTGATCGGTCTATCGTCGTCTCGTTTGGGGCCGGTGCGAGCGCGGCATGCCGAGGCGGCATTGACGGCGCAGCGCCTGGTACCAATAACGTGGCGATTGGTGCCGCGACCTACACGCGCCGCATCATCGGCGGGGTTTCTGGCGCCGCTAACGTAGTTGGCAGTTACTATCTCGGCGCGCTCTCAGAGCTGTTCGTGGCAAACGTCGCATTCAGCGTGGCTCAGGAGGATTTCGCACACGGTTATCTGGCCTGGAAATATGGGCGCGAGTCAGCGCTCGGCGGTGGGCATGCGTACAAAACAAACCCGCCGATGGTCTGATCCCCTGCCGGTGCACCTATGAATTTAGCTGACTTCAAGGAGTCGCCGCAGCATCACCCCCCCGCCTTCCCAGGCGAGAGGAATACTTTCGCCCCCTCCTGCGACATGCAGACCAGTCCCGAGCGGACTAGGCCCGAGACGATATCTTCATAGTCTCGGATGCCGGGGAAGTACTTGTGAACGTGGCGGAAGGCCACTTCCCACTCTACTTTCCCCGCCTGCTTGATGTAGTTCAGCAAACGCTCGCTGTGAAGCGAGTCGTCTGACCGACCGATCTTAGCAAACACCTGGGCCATGTCGGGTTCAAGATCCGACACCATGCGTTCGGCGATGGCGAGATGCTCGGCCGTGATCCACAGCGCGTCGCCCTGGGAAGCCGCAACGACGAGAGCTAGCTTGTGGATGTGAGTCTGCTTCCGCGCGAGGTAGCCGCCGAAGCGGTCGTCGTTGAGGTGGGCTGGCGGGGAATCATTATGCCGGTGGTACCAGGCATCCCCCCACTCGAACGCCTCCTCGGTCAGCCGGTACTCCCCCGCCAGGCGCGCGATCTGCTCGAGATCCTTGACCAGGGCGGCCTCCAGCTTGTGCAGGTCCTTCGGCACCACGCGGGAGGGGTAGGAGACGCGCTTCGCCTTCTTCTCCGCATAGACGAACACGCACCGGGAAGTGAACCCGCCGCCGATCATGTACTCGGGGAAGGAGCCGGCGATCCAACTGGGCGTGGTGCAAGCGATTATGTTGATCCACGGGTTGAGGACTTCGTCATTCCCCGAGGTTTTCGTCTCCTTCTTCAGCACCCCCTGCTTCCCATCCCACAGCGTGACGTAGAGGTCCACCATCTCGCGGTCTTGCGGGTTTAGCAAGTTGCCAAACTCGGACGATTCCAGCGTCATCGCCGACATGATGTTGTGAATGCCTGGGGGGGACTCGAACGACTCCGCTGAGGCGGCGAAGGAGACGACGAGGGAAGGCCAGGTGACAATGTCCGGCCCGAACTTGATCCCTGGCACCTGCTTAAGCAGGTTCATCGCTACGCCCGAGGTGGTGGACTTGGCGACCACCCCCGGCGGGGCGACCAGGACGATGTACATGTTGCAGTACCACTTGAAATAGGCCTGGTCAATCCAGACCTTCCGCCGCAGTGCCCCGGCGACGGCGGAGACGCCGCACCAGAAGCGCATGGAGGTGGGGGCCTCGGAGTGGGAGGAGTAGTCAAGATACGCGGCGAGCCAGTCTTTGTGGATACGGCTCACACACACTCTCCCCAGGAGCGGTCGGAGCACTTCAGCCCCGCGGGCACCCGAATGGTGCCAGATGCGCATGGGATCTCCACCGAACTGGCGAGAGTGAGGAGTTTCTCCTTCATCCCCTCCCCGAGTTCGCGGGGAAACTGCCCGGTGAGCGAATCGTGTACTTGGAGGAGCAGCTGCACTTCAGGCATGGTCTGGTCGATGGCGAGGAGAATGCGGTTGATGAGTATGCCCACGGTGGACTGCGGGGTCCAGGCGAGAGCCTCATTGAACAGCTTTCGGGAGGGGCGGTCCCAGTTGTAGAGGCGATAGCCGAAGGGATTCTCGATGAAGCCATGCTCGACGATGCGGCGCTTTATGTCCTCTTGCCAGGCCTTAATCTCCGGACACATGGAGAAGTACCACTTCTGCATCCGGTCGATATCGTGCACGGGGAGGCCGATGCGCTCGGACAGGCCGGGGGCTTCCCCGCCGTAGTTCGTCCCGTGGCAGAGGGCTTTCATCCGCTTGTAGGAGGGGTGGTGCTTGGTGATGGTCGGATCGCGGTAGAACTCCTTGGCAATCTCGACATAGGGCTTGACCTTGGCCGCAAAGTAGGTCTGCATGGCCCGGCAGCCCGACTCGCCGGTGACGATGCGGAGGTCGGCGCTGTCGCCGTCCAGGTCGAAGCCAGTCATACCAGGGTCGAAGAGGAACAACTCGCGAATGTTCGGCAGGGGGATGAGTTGGTCTTCCGCGTCGTCGCCGGCGGGGACGTTCTGGAGGTTGCCGCCTGAACCGAAGGCGTTCTCGGAGGAGGAAAAACGGTAGGTCTTCGTCCCTGCTACGTTGTAGGAGCAGCGGAGCCGGCCGTCGGTGTCCCTTCGCATAAGGACGAAAGTGGAGCGGAAGACGCCCGCGGATCGCATAGCCTGCATACGCGCGATGAGGGGGCGGAGCATCGGGGTGCGGGACTGGATTTTGAGAAGGGCCTCGTCGTCGCAAGTGCGGCCCCCGCGGGTGCCGTCAGGATTGCGGTTGTACACCGGGGTGAGGTTGAGCGTGTCATAGAAGAACTCCGTCATCTGCTTTGGCGAGCGCATGTTTAGCTCTTGCCCGCAGAGGTCGTTGATCTCGGCCTGGATTTCCGTCATCCGGGTCTCGAGGGAGGTGTCGAGGTGCTTCCGTGCTACGTCGTCAGAGCGGACGCCGCGGAGCATCATGCGGACAACGGCGGGCTGGAGCCGGTGCTGGAAATCGACGATCTCGGGGAGGCGCGGCCAGCCGTGGGTGGATAAGTGGGCGATGGCGCCCTCTTCGCACCGGCGAATCTCATGGGTGCGGACGGCATCCTCGCAGTTGTAGCGCCAGTACTGCTCCTCGGGCATGGTCGCCGGGTCCCAGTTTCGGCCATCATCCTTCCAATAGCGATGGTACTCGCAGTAGAGGGAGGATAGGTGGTCGAGGGACTTTGGGGAGATGCTGAACATCGTGTGGTGAGCCAGCATGGTGTCCCAGCCCATCGTCGGGCATAGGAAGTGCCAGCGGTACTCGTACTGGTGGTCGTAGGCTCCGTTCTGCCAGGTGAGGGATGCGTTCGGGTGCCGCCAGATTTGGAGAAGGAGGAAGACCAGCTCCGTCTCCTCATCGAGGGTCCAGTAGCCGTCGTTGCGCTCCACGCACATCCAGGGGATGCAGATGGCCTCCGTCTCGGACCAGGCGATGCCCACGCAGGCGGTGTGCCCGGCGCGAGTCTCGATATCGCCGGAGAGCTTGATCGGGGTGGGGGAAGCGTCGAGTTGAGCGATTAGGCCCTGGAGGGTGGTGGAGGCCGTGGCATAATCGGGGCGGATAATGAACTGATAATCGGGGGTTGAAACTATCGGCCCCTTGGCCAGCTCTGCCGCCGCCCGGCGAAAGTCGTGGAGAAAGGTCTGTCGGAGGGTGTACTCGCGAAGCACGGCGTATGCGCCGTAGGTGGGAATGACCTTGAACCGGTGTCCTTCAATCTCGCACTGAAGAATCGAGGAACGCCACTTCCTCGCACCCCAGAGGCCCGTGAGGGCCCAGAGCGCAGCGTTGCCCATCGCAACGACCACGTCTGGACGGCAGGAGCGGATCTCTCGAAGAAGGAGGTCTCGCCCGGCCACAGCCACGGGGGAAGCCCATTTGTCATTGATGAGCTTGTGGTGTATGGTACGCTCGCGTACCAGCTTAGCAAAGAACTCATCTGGGTCATCCTTTGGGGGTCGCTGGCGGGTCGCCATAGTCAGGAACGGCACCCCCCTGGGCATTCCAACAGCGCGGAGGGTTTCCTCCAGCAAGTACCCCGCCGGACCCTGGAACACCTCGTTGGCTTTCACACAGTGCAGACTCGGCGCATCCCCCACTACGGCGAACTTCGCCCCCATCGGGCCACTGGGCAGTACTTGGATCTGCCCCGATGGGAAAGTTGGGGGAGATGGAGGGGAGGTTGCCAGGAGGGACAGCTGCTCGAGCGTAACTTGTGCAGTAAACGTCGAGGTAGCGACCGAGTCGGGTGTAGGCATCGCGGACTTCCTGTGCTGGGGCGTGTTGGAGGAAAAGACGGAGCGGTCCGTCGATGAAGACGAGGTCAGCGGGTGGGATGAGGGGGGTCACAACGGAATCTCCCGCTGCTTCCCCAGCTCCTGCAGCCGTTCCAGACACTTCCCGTAGGAGGCTTGATTCTGCTCCACCGCCACAGCGTAACACTTGAACGCGTGCGCAGCGGGGAGAATCGGTCCGGTGCCGGCGAAGGTGTCCACCACCTTATCTCCCGCGCGGACGGAGCGCTTGAGCAGGTCCTCGTACAGCGCGACAGGCTTCTGCGCACCGTGACCGAGCTGCTCGTCGGAATCGGTGGTGATAACGTCGGAGTAGATGCCGGTGACCTGCTTCTTCCCTTTGAGCGCGTACAGGCACCATTCGGACTGGCGGCGCGGGCCGTGCTCGGGGAGGGGCACCCGGCCACTGTTGCGCTTGAAGTTCGTCATCGGGGTGCGGAAAACGTACCAGCCGGCGGCTTCCATCATCCCCTTCAACTCGTGGAAGTTGCCAATGTCGCAGAAGACGTAGGCGTGGGCTTGCGGCTTGGTGATGGCGAAGGACAGGGGCGCCCAGGCTGTCATGAGGATTTTCCAAGACTCGTAGCTGTCATCGTAGTGGTGCTCGATAGTGGCAAGCGTGCCCGCGGCGTCGTTGAAGCTCTGCGCCCCCATGCCATACGGCGGGTCGGTAAGAT